GATTTGCAGAGAAAACATCTAAGTAATGAGCAGCATTACTGCCTGATTGTACTGAAGATGTAAAAAAAGTAGTTATAGAAGCAGCACCATCTGCCCACATACCTGAAGATACAATATCTTTTACATTAGTTATAACATCACCAGATTCTGGACTATTTGGTGGTTGAATATTAAACTCTTTATAAATCATCTTTTACTCCTATAAATTTAAAGTAATCCAACCGATAGGATAACATTGTTAGTTACAGTAATTGATTTAGTAGCACCTGTATCATTTCCTATAATAGTTAATTGTGTTGATTTACCTGCCGATGTTGTACTATCTGGAGATAAAGGTAATACACCAATTCTTACAGTTGAAGCAACAAGAGTTTTACTATTAGGTACATCATCATCACCTAAGAAAAATGGTGTGGTAGCACCAGCTCCAGTAGCACCAGCAGCCTGTCCAACATTCATACTCACAATACTTTGGTCATGTAAAATAAATGTGTATGATTGATCTGAAACATTAGCAGTAGTTGGTGTGACTGTAACTCTTGGTTGATTTAAACCACCACCCGCATTGAAAGACACTGCTTCTGGCTGTACATTAAGTATTGGCATCTTTTGAGTGTTCTTCGGAAGTGTTACTAACTTGTATCTTAATACATGATTTTCATCAGGAAAAGCTTCTAACAATGGCATGTTTTCTATAGCTGCTCCATAAAAATCGGTTCCATTTGGATGTGAGGTGTCGAATAAACGATAATCAACCTCATCATCTGATAAAGCAAATTTTGTAATATTAAATGCATTTGTACCTTGTGCTAATAACTCTCGACCTTTCTTAGTTAATATAGCATCTACGGTAACTGTAGTGTTATTCAGAAATCCCATAAAAAACTCCTAATTTGTGTTTTGGATTGTATAATTTGATTCATATATAAATATTACCATTTTGATTTTTTATTAAAAAAATTATCTCCTACCTCTACGACCTCTTCTTTTTTTCTTTCTAGTTTTCTTTCTTTTTCTATTTATCTTACTTCCTAAGTCACGCGCAGATGTATCACTGCGACCTGCAACACCAGGTAATATAGTTGGCGTAATTCTACCTGACATTCCTTTTACTTTTGGTTTTCTTTTCTTCTTTCTCTTTTTAATCCTTTTCTTTTTTCTGAAGTCATTGATAGTTTCTTCTAACTCACTTTGATTTAGAGGACGACCAAGAGATTCTTGAGCCTGCTTAATAGCAGCATCAGGTGAAGCTGGTACTCTTTTAATCTTATCACGTGTTCCTTTTTTACGTTTTCGTTTAAATTTAGCAACAATTCCTTCACCAGTATCTAATGTGGATTCACCTTCATCTTTTTGTACTAGTTTCGTAGGTGCTACTCTTGTTACCTCAACAGGTGGGCCGCCATCTTGTGTGGTTTTAAGTGTATTTTTAACTCCAGCGTAATATGAATTAAATCTTGCTTGACATTGTTCTACTAAATTGTCTATATCAACATTAAAGAATGAAGATGAGTTTGCTAATCCTAAAGATGCACTTGCTTGTGTACTAAAAAATTTCATTATCTTTTGATTATTACCGTAAATTCTAGACCCACTAATAACTGGTTGTAGAACTTCTTTATAGTGTACATCATCCCCAAATGTAACCGAACCTGATACATAATCACCTGGTTGTTTCAAATTTTGCCAAAAAGGTATATCGAGAAATCTATCTTTAATCTCAGAACCAGATGCTTCCTTTGTTAAATATTCTCCACTTGATGATAGAACAGAAGAGCCTGTCTCATAACTAAACATATCAACTCTACCAGTCCACTGTTCGTAATCAGTAATTGATAATCCCGCATTGAAAGAAGCAGTAACAACTATTTGAGAGTCTACATCTATCGACTCACTAAAATATGGTTGAGTAAAAACAGGATCTCTTCCAATAATTACTTTTGGTCTTTCAAAAATATTTGGTTCAACAAGAATACCCAAATTAGGTTTGGCTCTTGCCGGTATCATCTTTCTAACTTGTGGAAACAATGATTGGTCATAATACTTTAGTAGTCTTATATAATCCCAAAAATTATTTGGAGATGTATATTTTTGCCAGTAGTTATCGGCTACATTTTTTAAACCACGATAATCTTGTTCAGTTTTGTCTCTTGGGTCTCCTAAGAAATTATCAAAATTAAGATTTGCAACAGAATTTATGATATCATTATTTATGACATCTGTTGGAGCAAAGAAAACACCAACCTTATTTGAGTCATTTGGGGCTGTATCGTAAGCACTTATTGTTGCTCTTTTGTCAGCATTTAAATTGAAACCTGGCCTTAGTTTATTAGACTCCACCCTAATTTTATTTGTAACTCTTCTCAAAGCACCAATACTTGGTATGTTTGTTTTTGTCTCATCTGTTATTGCTCTAAAAAAGTTGCCTGTAAATCCATCATGAGAACCTGAGTATGTAGTGGTTTGATTTGCACTTACATCACGAATACCATCTGTATCGGTGTTTAAATCTTTATTATCATCAAATGAATATCTCAATACTAAATTATTATAGGAAGATGATATTGTATTACCATCAAAAGCTTTAGGATTACCAATGTGATTTCTAAATGAGCCAGTATTTAATGTTTCTGTCCAATGCCTGTATTCCATTATCGAACCACTAAACTGAACACCTACTAATGGGTCATCTGCTTGACCACCTATGTAGATTTCACCAGGTGTGGCGTAGGCACCTATGTAAGATGAAGAAGCAGCAACATTTAAATCCATTACTGAAGTGGAGAATTTGTCTATTTTACTTCTTCCAGCATCATAATGTCCAACATGCAATTCAATCGATTGTGATATACCTAATGTCGAATCAGAACCAGACATTCTTCTTACCATTACAGAATAAAAATCACCATCATACACAGGAAAATTAGAAGAAGATATTTCCTTCAATCCATCAGAACCACTCAGTTGAAAAGCAACATGCCCAAAATTATCATCAGAATCATTGTCTTTAAGTCTAATGTAAAAACTTGAGGACACATTAGGGCTGGTTGGTTCCTTTTCTACTAATATCTGATTTGAGCCGGTAGCAGCTCTAAATCTCAATTCAATAGTATCTGGCGTTCTATTAGAAGAATCATCAGTAGTCCAAATAGTTTTCACAAACTGACTATTTCTAAAATCTAGTGCTCTTGTAAACTTTCTGGCAATCTCAAACTGTGGTGTAGCATCGTCTGGTAAATCAGGACCACCGTATTCTTTGACTCTTAATATTGTTGATGGTATACCATAGGCACTTATCAAACCTTTTATAGCCCTTACACTTCCTTTATTCTTCAGGAAGAAAGGCATATTATTAATAATACGACTCCAAATTTCTCTTGATACGTCTCTTTCAGATGTAGTTGAATAATCGTTGTATGCTGAACCTGTCACCTCTTTACCTAAAGCATACTTTGATAAAGAAATCATATCCTTACCATCATTGAGTTCCCACCCAAGGGATTGACCAACACTTTTCAGTAAGTCTCGCGATATACCCTCTGTGAGTTTTTCCCTTCTATCAAAGACATCGGTTAAACCTTTTATATATACCCAAACATTGTCGAAGTGGTGTGCTATCATATCAACTAAAGTTAAGTAAGTCTTATTCGAAACATCATTTCTGATATGTAATGGAATAATATTACTTAACTTATTAAAGTTTTCTAAATCGTATAATGAACCACTTTGCATCTGTTCCCCAAACCAACTTACAGCTTGAGAAGAAGTCGCGTGTGCCAAAATGTACGGATCGGTTATTGTGCCTGAACCACCTGTTTTTGGCCAAGCATTATCGTAAAACTCTCCTAAAGAACTTGTAACAAAAGAAGAACTTTTGTAATACATATAATTTTCGAAAGGGTCGAAATTATTCTTCACATCTTTTATTTCATTGTGATAAAAATTCAAATCGGATTGTGAACCACTTATTCCTATATAGGAGGAACTAACTATTTTTAATGATTCAATTTGTTCTACTTTAAATTTAAAATTGGATATTCTTTTTTCAGCAGAACTAAAGTTTATAAAATTTTCGAATCTTGTAAAATCTACATTCAATTCAACACTATCCAAACTTTGACTTAAAAATTCATTCTGTAGTTCATTTGATATAAATGCATCTTCAGATAATATATCACCTTCGGTTTTGTAATCAGTTGTTCTGACTTGAATAGGACTTTCAACATTCATCAAATCAGGATCTCTAAGAACAATATCACCCACTTCGGTGTCTATGAAATCAACGATTTCTACATTTTCAATTACAGGATCTGCCATTTCTTTCACAACTGTACATTCACTAAGCGGTGATATATCAGACGGTAATGCCTCATACATTTTATAAGTTACAGAGTAAGGATATGGATTGCTTGTTACATCTTTTTTGAAGTTAGTCGTTAAAAAAGTTCTATTTCCAAATTTGAGATAAGTTCTTAAATCATATGGATTATACACCAAATAAGAAATTTCAAAATTTGAATAATCTATTGGCTGATCACCTTCAACAAGATATTGCTGACCATCCTCCGTAGTTAGGGCATTTGCTGCCTCTTCATATGAACGATTTATATCTATACGATTACCATTGTGATGAATATTTCTTATCTGTGCTGTGAACGGTTTGTAAATAGGTGTTTGTGTTTCTTGTGAATTCAATGTAATATCGGCAAAGATATTATCAACCCAAGTAACACCATATGCTGTATCGGGTGTTAAACTGTCATCCCATACATTGTGTCCATTAATTTTCAAAAACCAAGGTGCAGAAAGATTCCAATCCTCAGGAATCTCTATTGCAGTTTCATAAGAAGCCCAGCCACCAGCAGTTGTTGCATAATAGGGTTCAACAATCGTACTATAGCTGTATACAGGTGCTCCCTCTAATGAGTTCCATTCCGCATTGTCTCCATCCCACCGCCATTGATTTTGTGGACTTAAAGCTCCATCTTTGTAAGGATCGGGATCGAAAGAAAGTATCTCAGTGCCATCGTCATATACTGCATTAGGATTATAGTTGTCAGCAGCTGGATTTCTAGGCCCAAATATTAAATCTGCTCCACCAGTATCAACTTCACCTGCACCAAATGCGAAAGAAGTGACAGCTTTTTGACTACGCACTCCATCTTGTCTGGCATCATTGTTCATTTTGTAGTATGTATCACCTATTATACAAGACCATACTGTAAAATGCCCACCATATATATCTCTTGAAAACGCAACATCCCATTCAGATGGTAAACCAGAAAATCCGTCTACCGCAAAATTTGCTGGGTAATCCTCATCAAAGAATGTACCACCACTACCTTCTTCAAAAAAGTCTCCATCTCCGTCACCCATTCTCCAAAACTGATTAGTACCTTTTATAGCAAAATAATGTTGAAATTTGCCTCCAGATCCACCTTTCTTTTGAAGCATAACTTCAAATTCACCACCATTACTATTTAATATATTATTAAAATCTTGATCTAGATCTATCCACTTTTTTAGTCCATCGTCATTTCCACCACCGCCTATTTCAGGAGAAAATTGTTCAACCATAAATGCTCTATTACAATCATCTTCACCTGAACCATTGGTGTAAAATACTATGAAAAAACCTACACGAATTGCGTTACTACCAGTTTTTCTTGTTCTTGTTATACTTTGTATTCTTCCATTTTCAAAAATATCATCGTAAAGTGTTTTGCCTGTGTCCTCAACTATAAAATTTCTAACAGCTGGAAAAAAATCATCAAATTTGTAAACTTCAACATCATTAGCATTAGCAGTAAATGATTCTTTTAGTATCCAAATCAAGTCATCTTTAATCAACATAATTTTGTCTTGTGATCCTCCCGGATCCTCCTTTGATATTATCGTACCAGTTTGCCATCCAGCATTTTCACCTGGTCTGGTGTTTCTTTGATAGATTGGCTCACCTTGTCCAGGAAACTGATACGGATGTGCATTAGCAACATTGTTATAATCATCGGGATTAACAGTACCAACAGGTGCACCTGGCGCTGAACCAGCAACAGTTGTATTCCAAGTACCAGCACCATCCCATCTCCATTCACCGCCAGGACTTAATTCACCTTGCTTTGTATATTCAGGACCTAAGTTTGGTTTCCATTGATATATTGTACCTGATTTGCTTTCGATTATCCACGCACCCTCCCCTATTCTAGTGGTTTCAGTGGTGTCACCCACCTCACCAACAAAAAAGTCTAAATTGTATTGATTTAATATCTGAGCTTGTCTAGCTGGTGGCTGTGGTTCGATAGTCTGTGCATTTCCACTCGTATTAGCTAAGTAGCCATTAGGTGTTGGCGGCACTGCTTCTGTTGGCTCTACAGGATTGAAGGGATCGAAGTATCCTTCAGGTGGAGCAGTTGGTTTTGGTTCATTGAATATGCCAAGTGGATATATTAACTCCATACTAACACCTTTACCGATAAGAGTGCTCTTCATATCAAATTCAATATTTATTTCATCTCCTGCACTAGCTCCAAGCGATTGTAGTTCTAATATTTCCTGCTTGACAGATAATTCTCTATGCCCATCGGTTACAGGCCAAGACTCATAATCTACGAATACATTATTTTGGTCAATAAATTTAAGACAGTTTCCTCCTTGATTTCCTTCATTCCTAACAAACTTTGCATGATATCCTATACCAGAACTCCCAGCATGAACGGTATCGGTTAAACCATTGTAGCCAGAAGTCCAATTTATTAATTTTATAGCATCACTGTGTAGACTTGAATCCCACGCCGCTTCTATTATTGCAGGCTGACCAGTATTTGTATCAACCTCTATATCTTCAAAAGTATCATTTGAAATTATATTTAAATCAGTTCTTACTGTTTGTGTCTGATATCCCATTAGAAAAGCATCTGGTAAAGTAATCGTACCGCCAATCATATTATTAGTGAAAACAAAACCACCAGGTGCTGATGCTATTTCTAAAGTTTTAGAAGTGTTGTAATTTGTAGGTGGTGGTCCTGTTCCGGCATTGAAACCAGGTATAGAGGATGGGTCTTGATAAACTTCTTTAAATGATATACCCTCATCTATATATTCTATTCTTGTTGATTCCTGTAATTTTTGAAAATCGGTTATATATTGATGTCCGTCAGCCCCACCAAGAAAAGAATCCTCAATGTTTTTAGCTCTTAACCTTACTTCTGTTCTAGAATTAGATACAGCATCGATTATATACTTGTAGTCGGTTATAAGTAGAGTTTCAGCAATATCAGGATTTGCGTTGTATTCTTCTTCCGTTCCTTTGAAAATTTTACCAGTATTATCGATAAATATATTTGATGCATCTTGATTCAATATGTATATTTCATCTTCAAAACCAGGCTTTGTTCTAAGTAATACAGGCTTTTCTCTACCACCTAATTCCCTTAAAAATCTGTATCTTATCTGAAATGTTCCTGTTTCGAAACCAAAATTTTCTTTCAAATTTTTTGCAGGTTTTAATTTTACAAAAACATCCTCTGTTTCTGCAAAAGCATCGGCAATACTTAAATCCTGATATTCAATAAAGTTACCACCGCTATCATACAACTCTATCAATACTTTATCTTTTGTAGGATTAGCACCCCAATTACCATTCTCATATGGCTTATTGCCCACTCTTTTTGTGATTCCACGAAGTAATCTTTCTCTATCTGCTGGTTTTAAAGCACTGGACATTATAGCTCTCTTATATCTCTATCTATTATCTGATTTATTGTATCATCATCTTTTAATTGTTCCACAACAGTAGTGGCAAATAAAGTGGTTGTTTCATCATCATACAACTCCCCTGTGTAAGGATTTTCAAAAAGTTTTATAGTACCGCTTTCGTCTCTAGTAATTAAACTACCATCATATGCTGAACCCGATACCGATATCTTTGTCTTTAGCCTTTCTATTTGTGTTAAATACTGCTGTTCATCTTCATCGATAAGATTTTGATAAAATGTATTGTTTTTAAGTTCTTCTTTTGTGTATGGCATTAATCCATCTCCCTACCGAAAAAATCATAATTTAGTTTTATGTACTTTTCCCACTCAGCCGGAACCTCTGATTCTTCATAAATTGCTTCTACTGGACATTCGGGTTCACAAGCAGCACAATCTATACATTCATCAGGATCAATGTAAAGTGAATCGGTTTCCTTTGGGATAAAACCATCTGCTTTTGCCTCTTCACCTGAACCCTCTTTATCATAAGGCCCGTGAATACAATCTACTGGACAAACCTCAACACAAGCAGTATCGCAAGTTCCTACACATGGTTCTACTATTATATATGGCATTTTTATCTCACTACTTTAAATGAAAAATCATCATCGAAGTATTGTACAGTTTCTTCATCTGTATTACTTCCACTTACAACCTTAAATTCAAATTTATAATATCTTTCTGCTTGTAATCCATCTAACCATAGATTGAAGTAATTACCTGTAGAATCACAGCTAACTAAAGAGCCAGTTCCAAATGGTATTATTACATCGCCTGTTTGGTCGTCCAATACTGAGTAATAAACACCATCACCACCTATATTTTCCACACTACCGCTTGGTAAGTATTTTATAGTTAAATACTCTGAGGCTGTGTTTGAAAAGGACTTTGTAGGATACCTACCTCTACCAACAACTCTAAATTTTATTTTTGATTTCTCTTTGTATTCAGGTCTTAAATTTTTCATATAAAAAACTAAATCTTCTAATTCTGTTGAGGATAGAGCACTTAAAGAACCTGTACTCCACTTTGTATCATACCACTCAACTTCAAGTTTTGGTGGATATATAGTGTTTGTTTGTCTTGAGAAAAATTTGAAATTACCTAAATGGTCGGTATTTCCCTCTTCACCAGAACCACTTCTTACTGTTACACCATTATCTGTCACTTTAATACTTCCACTTCTTCTAACTATAAATCCTTCATTGGTGTAAGTTTCATCTAACCACTTATTTACAATTGGTGTGACATCCATTCTCATATCACCAGTTGACCAAAAGAAAGACTGTGATGCGTAAACTTCATCATGCCAAGTCCCACCTTGTTCATTAGTGAATGATGAAGAAGCAGGATTCCAAAAGTCCTCTTCCTCTGCACCTGTTTTGTAAGCCCAACTAGCACCTTGTGTTGTAGTTGGATTATCCATATCAAATCCCTCTCCCTCAACCCAACTTTGACTTACAGGCCAAGCCCATAAAGATTGACTGTATGATAAATCAGTAGGATTAGCATCGTACATATTGAGATAAAATTTAGGATTCACAATCTGTCCTCTAACAATTGATTGTGAAATGTAAGATAAATCGAATTTTATGAGTATACGAGAAACTTTTATATTAGTTCCATCGCTTTTCATATTTTTTTGTACTTCTAATATTTCATCCAAACCTGTATTTTTACTACTTGAGGCTTGATATAAAGTTGTATCTATGTCTGGAAAAATAAAATAATGCATTAGTAACTACCTCCGGCAGAGCCACCACTATTAGTGTCGCCTACACATTTACCTTCAATATCAATTGATGGAAATTTTAGTTCGAAACAACTCGGATCCATAGATGGGTAAACAACACCACCTTTGGTGGCACTCTTTATGTCATACAAATTTCCTGAATATCCTTCCGCACGATTGAATTTGTTTACAATCTGAACGGGTGGTCTGTCTTGTGAACTTGCTTCTTCATCAACATCATCAGGTGGAACAACTGCTGCTACACCATCAACTAAAGATATCTGATAAGCTAAATCCGATAGAACTATTGGTTGTCCTATTTGCCACTTATCAGTATCAAAGAATTCTCTAACTTTTTGTACTGACTGTAGGACAACTTGTTCCTTATTATAACCTGATTTAGCTAGTAAATTGAACTTGACACCTACATTAATAACATAGGCGTCTTTAATATTAACAGCGTCTGTAATCATTCTAAACTGTGTTAGATAAGTTTGAATGTTTTCTTTGACTGCTTGATTAACCTGAGTTAATTGTTTACCCGCATCATACCCTAAGACATATAGGTTTAATGCTAAGGGATTTTCTACTCTCACCCTGTTACCAGGCAAAGTGAATGTATTAGCAGGCCCTTGGTCTATCTGAGAGTCTTGTACGATATATGCTTTAGCAATATTACCATACTTAGGTGGTAGGGCGTAGACTCTAGTTATATAGTCGGCTTTAGTTACTGCTCTTGATTGTGCTTGAAAGTAAGATAGTGTATTCTGTTTTACTTCTCCAACACTTTCCGCACCTTTACCACCGGATGTTGGATTTGGATTTATGACCGCTATAGAGTCTTTTACAGTGTTTACCAATGCTGAATCTAGTCCAACCTCATTCAATGAAATGGTTTGATTAGTTATCGAAGTTATTGAATTTGAATTTACATTATGATTAACACCACCACCATATCTATATGTAATTACAAGTGTAGTATTCGATGGTGCTTGACCATATGTTCTAGTGTTCAAAAAGTTAGAAGGGTCGAAAGCCGTTCCTAAGTATGTTGGTGAGCCTGGCAAAGTTGAACCAACTGAGTCAGGATTAGGAACTAACTCTTCATCTGGACTATCTGATATTCCAGCTCCAAATCTCAATTCTGTTCTATTATCTGTTCTGACATAGCATGTGAATCTACGTGCAGTTTTCAAAAGTTTTAACAAATACGGTGCTTGGTCTTTGTACTGAAAGTCATCATTACCTTCTGTATTTAAATTTTCAACATCTGTATACACAGTGTCTTGTGCTAAAAAAGGAACTTCGTACCAACTATTACCGTCATCATCTGTACAACTTATTATTTCAGTAACATTTGAGTTAGCTAAAGCAATTCTAGTATATTTTTCAGAATCACCAAATGAAAATCTTTCGGTTGCAACTTCACCACTTTCTATTTTTGCAACCTTTTTAAGTAAGTATGTTACAGGTGTATTTCCAGAACTTTCATATACTGTTTTTGACATTGGGTCATATGAGCTTGAAAATTTAAAATTAACATCGCTTGTTGTTCTAAATGTAATACCCGTTTGGGAAGCTAATTGCATACCAGCGTCAATTTTCATAGCATAATTTAAGTTTGGAAAAACTTTGTAATCCGCACCTGTTCCTGAAGATGCTGCTGGTACAAGTTGCATGACTTCAACTTCACCAAAAGATGGAGTTGCTAATTTAGGTTTATATCCGAAAGACTGAGCCATATTGTATACGGTTCTTTTTTCTTCTGCAAAAGCCAGTAAAGACTCTTTAAATTGATTATCTATATAGTATGAAAGAACATCACCGACATAACTAGCCATTTCAATAAACATCATACCTGGCGAAGCCTCATTAAAATCATTGTATGTATTTGGAAAGTAAACTTTCGCAAACTCTATTAAGTTGGATTTGAATGAACTAAAGTCTTTATTTAAATATCTGACTTCTTTTTTGGATGTTTTTGGTACATTGTACGGCATAGAATTTCTCCGATTATAAGGTATAGAAAGGGTCTAGTGTGTCGTACTCACCATCACCAATTATTGAATCTGTTAACTCATCATACATAGACTCACCGCCTGCTTGCCCAACAGTTGCGATATCATCTTTTCTCAAATTTAAATCTAGTGTAGCAACCCTTTGGTCTATGTCAATACTGAAATTCATCTTTACATTGATTTTATTTGGGTTTCTTTCATCAGATGTTGTAACTATATCTACCACTTTGACATATGGCAACCACTCAGTCAAAGCTGCTCTTATTGCCTCTTCTACTTTTTCAGCTATACTACCATCATCTGGCTCAAAAATAACTTTCATCAATTCGCTTCCAAACGTGGGATTACCCAACCGCTCGCCCTTCATCGTCAATAATAAATTTCTTATGTTAGAACGTGTTTGTTGTAAAGTTGTTCTTGTTTTATTAAAGAATCCTTGACTACCATAATCTAATGGTAGAGATATTCCTATAAAAACATCTGGATTTAAATCTTTTTCTAAATTAGACATTATTTTTTCCCATCTTTTTTATCTAATGCTGCCATCACTCCTCTATAATCTTTTGTTAAATTACTCATCACATCTTGTACTGCTGGATTGGATGTGTCAGCACCAGCTGCTTGTGCTGTTTGTATAGCAGATGCTTGTCTTTTAGTTTCGGCATTACCTAACATATTACCGTAACCTAAAGCATCAGCCATCTTTGAAGTATCAAATGTTCCCCCACCCATCGTTGGATATTCATCCATTTCTTGTGAGTGTGCTGTTTCATTGAGTATTTTGTTTAGAACAGGATCTTTAACATAAGTTTTTTGTTCTTTGCGTTTGGGTAATACATCGGGTACATCAAACCCACCATTGGATTTAGACATTACTGACTTTTTACCTTCGTTAATAAATATATCCGTTATCTGTTTTTTTACTTCTTGTTTAACTACTTCTCTAATTAAACCAACAAGTGCTTTTGTTTTATTAGCCATAATAACTCCTATTTTATATAAATATTTTACTTTTAATTATTTATTTAATTCCAAGCTGTTTGTTCTTTTGTTCATTAACTTTATCAGATTCTTCCTTATCTTTGACTGCTTTTTGTAATCTGTCTTTTATTTGCTTTGTACTAACTTTTAGGTTATCGACAGTTGGCTCTAAAATGTCACTTACACTACCTAAGTCTTGAATCTCACCTTTAAATTTGTCCATAAGTTTTTCTTGAATTAAAGATATGGCAGCAGCAGCCGGATTCAATGCTGAACCAATCACATTGGCTTCTCTTAACTTTTCAGCACCACTTAGTCCTGATTTGGCAGTTCTGAGTAAACTCGATAATTGATTTTTAAAATTATCAATAGTGACTTGTGTATTTTCTAAATTAGTTATTCTATCTAATACTTTATTAACTTCACTAATAGTATCAGAACCACCTTTACCTGACCTGATTTTAGCGACTAATTTTTTCGAGTCCTTTGACAAATCGTCAATCGGATTATTAACACTTCGTTTGATAAAATTTCTTACATTGTCTCCTAATCCCATTATCCTCTAACTCCTGCAGGATCAGTAATTTTTTCCACTTCGTAATTCTTACTAACAATGTTTTCATCTAATTCAGGCCACTCTGCATTACTAAACAATTCTTCTACATCTAAATCATCTTCAGGTAGAGGTGGTGCTTTTCTATTTGGAACAAAAACCTTATCACTGTAAAACCTAGGTACTCCTTCAAGTTCACTTCTTAAATCTTGTATTGATTTTCTAAATTTTTCTCTCGCATTTGTAATATCTGTATCTTGTTTGGCTTTTATCATTTCGTTTAGGAAAGCTAAATTTGCTAATAACATATCATCTAAAAAATCGTTCAATGCTTTTCCTATGACTGCAGGCCCGGCTTTAGAATCACCAACATATGTTCCTAAGTTTACAGTTCCATTTTCTGTTTCTAAATTAATTGAAGTCTGTGCTGATAAGTTTATATTTCTGTCAGCAAATCCGAAAATATCACCACCTGGTGAAGAAACTTCTCCGAACCCTTTGGCATTAAGAGATACGCTATCTGCGTTCAACGATATTACAGAACTTAGAGCTCCACCTAAATTTTTAGATAACATCTGACTCGGTGAGGCGTTTCTAAGAGGTATATGTCCATTGTTAGTAATGTAGATATTTGCCTCATCTAAATTTACATCTTCGACATGAGCTAAGTCTTCATTAAATCTTTTAGCAGTAATATTACCAGAACTTTTACTCTGACCTACAGTCAACTTCATAAAAGGTTGTACAAAATTATTATCGCTACCAAAATGTATAGATTGTCCAAATCTACCTTGTATGACAGTATCTCCTTGTTCACAATAAATCTTTCTGTTGAATTTTGTTAATTGTTCATAAGGTTTACCATCTCCTTTTGAAAAGGGAACTCTATTCATATTGACTTTTCCAAACAAATTCAAAGGATTAAAGTAATAGAGTTGTCCTAAATAACTAGCAACATTAACCACTTCACCTATAATTGGATATTGAATTATATGTGGGGATAAAGGTTTTGCTAAATCATCTAAAACTTCTCCTGTGGGTTGACTATATTTTAGACTAACGGTTACAGCACCCAACATTGATAAATCAACATTACCATCAGGACCTACTGGAAAATCTTTATCTTTTGGGTCTAAATGACATTTAACAACTTGCGCTGGTTCTATTTCATAAAACTCATCTGATGTAGACATTTGTTCTATTAAATCTACAACATTACTTTGATTCATAAAACCAGTGCTACTACCTATTGAGGCAACAGAGTTAGTAACTTTTCTATAGCCAGGTTGCATAATTAATTCTCCACCTTTCCTATTTCATTTATATCATCAGAGTGTTTTTGTGCATCAGCTGCTACCTCTTCTACAGCAGACATTAGTTGTTCCTTTTCCGCATCACTCAAACCAAACTCTTCTTCAGCACCACCTTTGTTTTCTGTGGATATAAGTCTTTGAACTATACTGGCAACTTTAACTAATTGGTCGTCGTTCTTTACATTAATTTCTAAGTATTCTTTTAACATAGGAATTATTTGAACTGCTGTGTCACCGTCTTTAATAAATCCAACAACTTCTTTCATCAGAACTTCCAATTGTTCTTTATTTCTTGCCGTATTATCGTATATATCTTTAAATAAGTCTGACAATGACTTACCATCAAAGATTTCATAATCATTTGCCATTTTTATCCTCTGAATTGTTATAGAATTGTATCATATATAAATATTTAGATTTTCAACTTTTGATTAATATATATTATATTTATATATAGGGTGAAACTCCCTTTTTTGTTAACTAATGGAGAATAAACATGAAGGAAATAATAACAATGGTAAAAGGCTACATAGATGATTTAGCTCATCTTATGATGTCTTTTGTAGCCATAGGTGCTATATCTGAAGTAATATTCGGTACTGGCGTCTTTGGTGTCAATGTTATTGGTAACCTGACATCTATCATAAACACATTCGGCGAATCTGGTTTCGCTGGGTTAGTCGCGTTGTTGGTGTTGGTGGGTTTGTTTCGTAAGTAGTTCTAAAACAAAGAAGGGGAGTGAAAACTCCCCTTTTTTTTATTCTCTAGTTAAAGAGCCTGTATAAGATACATCAACGACACCCTCTTTTTCGAATTCAGAATATAATCTCTTATTATACTTTTTCATAACATTAATAATACGAGTTATATGTTGTGTATTAGAACCTGTCATTTCTCGAATAAGAATGTACAGTGCCTTTTTATTGAAGTTTTCTAAGTTTTGTTTTATCCTAAAGAGATGTAGTACAGAGTCGGCAACTCTAATATCTTTATCTCTACGAAATATATTTGTTAGATTATATTCCCAAAATCTAACCAACTCTTCTGTAAATAAAGAATTAATTTCGGTTCTCTCACTTAAATTAGTTTCACCTGTTATGTTTCTTTTATAATCTAAAACATCTATTCCATCGTGTATCTTACCCATTTTGTAATTCTTATTATTATTTAGAATAAGGTAGTTTTTAGCAACAATACTAAAGTAAGAAAATGCTTTTCCTTTACCTTCTTTAAATTTGTGCATGTTCATCACAAGAAAAGATACCACTTCATTCTTTACTTCTTCAGATGTTGTATCGAAGTAATAAAACTTAAACGTATGAATTATGTTCTCTGCTAATTTATCAAAAGCAGCTCTTATATGTTCATTGTAAATCTTATTTCTTAAACTTGGACTGTCACTATTATTATATCTTATTATTGCTTTCTCAGTTCCCTGATGAAAATAATAGTTCTTTGGTCTCTTCTTTCTTTTCTTTCTTTTCTTTGCTACTGAGCCTGATGTTTGCATTGATGGCATTACTGTTGTTCTCCTCTAAAGTTATCTAATTGTTTTATTATATTTTTTATTTCATCAAAGATTACACCTGTTTCATCATCAGATTCAAATGAACCTCTGTAATCTATTTTTTTCAAATCAAATTGAATTTTTTCTACTGCTTCCATAAAATTTGAAACCCAATCTTCTAACATTTCTTGTTTGAGATTTAAATTCCATATCACATAACAAGATGTTAAAAACAGTAAGGTTACAATTGTAAAAGATACTTCTAACATTACTTAGTTTCTCCAAAGAGTTCATCAAAAAGGTCTTGTGACTTAGAACTCAGTTTAGGTGATGGTTCAGATTTCTTCTCTCCGTTAACCGCTTTCTTCATATTCGTAGTAAGGTTTGTATTATAGTCTTCATCTGCTCGTTTCCATTCGTCACCTTCGATGTGTGTTGCCATCATATCGGCTTGATGAAGTATGTATGCTATATTGGATTTCAACGCCCAATCAGGATTGTAACTAAGGTAGTAGGTTTTATTTGCTTCCTCATACAAACCATCAGTTAAACGTAATCCGATATATTCCCATTGTGTCATTGGAATACCGAAGTGATTTAAAAGAAAAATAGCTCGGTCGGTAACAGACATATATTGAAGTTTCGGATTGTGTTTGAATATCTCACCTCTATTCTTACGATGCCATTCGGAGTCTTGTGGTATATAATAATCTTCATCTAAATCACCAACCTTACCTAAGTCGTGATGTAGGGCAGCGAAGATAAGTTCCTCATCGGTGAAGTTGATGGTGGCTCCATTTTTCTCCCACAGCTCTTTGATTTGAAGAGCTGAATCAACTACATGCAACACATGCTCTACATAACCACCTACCATAGCATTGTGATAAGCTGCCTTACCACTGGCTGGTGCTACTGACATTCTATCTTCAAAGTAGACATACATAGTCTTAAGCTTTTTTAATCTATCTCCTTCGAATGTATCTTCTATAAGTTTCATTAACTTATTCCAATTCTCTACTATTTGTTGTTCTGAAAGTTGTTTCATCTTATTCTCCTAAAAGTATTTTTTACTAATTTAAATGGATATCTTCCTGGCACATAGCCGTTTGTTTTTTTGTTCCAATTAAGCATTTCTTTTTTGATTTTTTTACCCCAACCAATATATTCTAGTTCTTCTTTGGGTTGAAACTCCCACCATTGTGTTTCTATATCCTTAGCATCATTTAATATATTAAGCATCGCCACAGCTTTACTACCTATCTTACTTACTAAGTAAGCAGCATCTTCTTCGTTTGAAGCATAATATACTTCTTTATCTTCCTTAAAAGCCTCAGGTGTCCAACTCACAATGTATGGTTTCATTTATCTAACCTCATAACCGCTTTTTGTTAATTTAATTGTTGGTTCTTCTCTAAGTCTATTTCTATAGATGTCAAAAGGTATTCCTCTACCCCAACCAAGATAATCCATAATTTGTTCTTTAGTTACCGAGCCAACTTTGTGAATGTAATTTAATATTTTGTTATAACCATCTGTATCTTTTTTTACTTTTTTGAATTTCTCTTCCGCTCTTACAAAATGACTATTATACTTTTTTATAATATTTTCCCACGAGTTTTCTTTTCCTAATTCTATACACCTATTGGAATATTCTTCTCTTAGATTTTCGTTATCTAACATCATATTCATCTTCTTTAGAAACTCTTCATCTTTATCAAAATAAATACCAGCATTCTCAGCATACTGTGAATAGTAGTCAGCATTGTAGAATATATAAGGTACACCAACTGCCATACCATCAGAAGCAGAGTTAGCCCAACCCGTATGGTGTGATTGTCCACACACACCAACCCAACATTTAGATAACTCTGTAAAGTAACCTTGTCTATCAAATTTTTTATTGTAGATATACTCTCTATCTATTGAGTCTGATAAAGGAACCCATGCCGTAAAGTCTTTTCTCTGTTCCCATAATTTATCAATCTGTTGTAGAAACCAAGGATAACTTTTATAACTATTAGCCCTATGATTCCAAACTATTATCTTTGGTTCTTTTTGTGGTTTCTTTCGTGGGCCTTCTACATTATCCCAACCACGTGGTAGTGGTTCTATCTTATCTTTCAATATCTCCACATCACTATCTGGCAAGCAAGTCGGTGCGTTCTCTATTATAGTATCTTTCACTGCTTGTGAGTTAACACCACAACTGTTCATAGACATCAAACCAGCATAGTGCTGTCTAAGTAAACTAGCTTCATAACCAGTAGTCTTTGGTATTTCTATATATGCATCGTAACCAAATATTACAGGTCTGCAGTTAGTCAAATTTCTAAAATGATTCTCCAACTGTAATGTATGTTCTGGCAAATATGTATATAAAAAATCCCAATCTTTAGTTTTGAAATCAGTTATTTTAGATAACTGATAAGTATCAAAATGTTGTCTCATCTCATTTGGATATGTAGGTTGTTTGTAGATAATCTGTTCAGTATTTTCATATTGAAAGCCTGGCATAATTTCAGGAGTTAATACTACAAAAAATATATCCGGCCTTAACTTTGTTAAATGTTTTAAAATGTTAGACATTATTATGTAGTAACTATCCTTAGTAAAATCTTTTTGAAAGGTTATATTAGGATAAACTAAACATCTAAAAGGATATTCTCTATCCTCATCGGTATCTTGAAAGAAGTTGTTCATTATTTAATTTCGAGAGGATTTTTAGAATTTATAACTACTTTACCACTTGACTTTTCATACCATTCTCCAACTAAAATTTTAGATGTTGGATTATGATATAAAGCAGGCAAACCCATTTTACAACCTCTCCATTTTCCACCGACAGGTCTCCAATCTTCTTTTTTTACATATGCTAAAATTACTACTACTCTATCAACATTATCTTCATAACCAATAAATACTGTCCAAGCATCTCTTTCAGTATCAGCGCCTGTTGAAAATTTGGTTAGAGAGGGGTTATCAGTAATTTTACTTGCTTTAATTTCCATAGAATCGAAAAACAGAGGAAAGAACCAATCTGGATCATTTACTGATGTTGATGTTTCAACTTTTAAATTAGGGTTTACCATCTCTATACATTCCCCACCAATAATCATAAATTGGTCGGATACTAATCCACTTCTTGTTTTTGTTTCAAGTTTTGGGCCAGGTGTAATAATTTTCTTCTTACCATTGTGAGCCAATCCAATTTCTATTTTATCATGTTGATGAATATAATTTCTAACAGCAATACAAGTCATTAAAGCCATTTCTGTAGTATATATACTCTCAAAATCAGTATTTCCTTGATATTGTGGAGTATTAACTTTTTTTGGAGTTGGTGGAAATAACAAATCAAAAGCTTTTGAATATTTCATACCATCATCTATTTTTTTTAAATATGTCTGCCCCTGATTATGTTTACCAATTCTCCAAAGCTTTTTTATATAAGTCAAAGATTTATTAGAATCATCTTTCCATAAATAGTCATAAATTGATTCAATATTTATTTTATCTTTTCCTTTTACTAATCTCATTTTTTCATGTACTAACTTTATCTGATTAAAAGTTCTAACTGCACTGTCTTTACGAACTCTTGAAGCTGCTTCCAACACTTGAATTGCATTTAAAGGATCGCTTAAATCTAAGTCAGTTTCATATTCAGTAATCTTCATCCAATTATGATCTTCGCCGGTATCCTTATCAATACCATTATGAAAACTATCTCTTGTTTCTTTCTTCTCAAACCACCTAGTATGGCCAGAAACCACAGTTCCAGCAGGATAAGGACCATTTTTCTTTTTCAAAACTGATGGTGGATGTATTAAACCAACTCCATTGTCAATTGTTTCTGATATATGTTGCGTATCATACTCATTACTTTGCCAATCGTCATTCAATGCGTGTTTCTTTAGAGAATCTATATGTGCATATAAAACACCGTCTATAACTTTTGTTTCGTATTTCATTTATTATTTCCTAATTGTTAATTATCTACCTACTTCTGATAGGTACATTTCTTTAGTTTCTTCCCAAGTCTTTCCTACGATATCTCCGTAGAAAAGTTTTTCAGGCTTCAATCTATTTTCGTCAAATAATTTACTGTATCTTCTGATAGCTTTAGGTTTCCACCAATTAATAATGTAATCGCTATCATCACTATACTTTTTCTTCATCTTCAAATCTTTTTCTTCTATCTCTCCACGCAAAAACTCTCTACCATTTTCATATATGTCAGCGTAGAAGATACCTCTTTTAAATCCATGTTGGTAATCAGAACCCTTCACACCAACTGCTTTAAAAATCATATTAATTGTTTTTTGTTTCACACCTGTAGGAGGACCGGCAACCCCTTCTTTTTGAGTAGTTTGTCTAAGGTACTCATCTTTTTGGTTTTCTTTCAACCACTGATGCCATACATCATAAGTGGAATCATCAGGCTTCAGTGCTATTCTACCTTTAGACTCACCAAGTGTTTTCCAAAGTGGAATACTGTTATACATTGAGTGTATGCCGTATAGGGATGTGGTTGATGCTCCTACTAAGGTCTGACCATAAGTCTCTTTCCAAGCATCTCTAACTACTGATGATGTTACGAAACAAGCCACCAACTTACCACCTAAGAAATTGAATCCCAATGGTTGAGCACAACATATCGTTGTACCTATGGAAGTATATTTAAGTTTACCATCTTTAAATTTATTTTCTTTTGTCCATCCAATATAGTTATCTCTGGCACCTAATGAAGTAACATCTGAACCCATACAAACAATTCCTAATATTTTGCCAGTTACTTTATCTTTCAAATAAAACTTTAGGTTTCTGCCAGGGTTAGCAGTAAACTCCATAGTGTGAATCAACCTACGAACTAATGTCCACTCTTCATTGTGTTTAGCATTACCTTGTTCTGTCATTTCTAAGTAAGGTTCTAATGCTTCGATTTCTTTTATGGTTTGTTCTTTATTATTTATATCAGTAGGTGTCCAAATAGACTTTTCTATCTTAGAGAACTGAGTTGCTTTCTGAGTCATAGAGTAAACATCAGCATTAAACTCTTGCCATTTCTTATATAGTGTTTGTTCTTGTACAGACATAGACTTTAGAAAGTCTAAGTTATCGATAAACTTCTTGCGTTCAGCTTCGAAGTCAAATTGTGGCTCGTCAAAAAAATTGTTAAAACCCATTTTAATTCCTGTTAATTTTCAATAGTTAAATAGCCTAGCTGGCCAAAAGTTGAGCGGAGGGTAGGAGTCGAACCTACATCTCTTCTTTGGAAAAGAAGTGTGTTTCCTATAACACTTCCCCCGCAATAATATATATATTTAAATTTCACCAAATACAAATATTTTTTCAACAACCCACTAAACAAGTGGGTCGTTGAATGTATCATAGTCTTCAGAATCGAAGGAAGAACTCTCATAGTACCCAGCAGGCACATCAAGTACTTCATCCAACGAATCCATACCATCATCATAGTCTGATATCCCTGTGAGGGAATCATCAGGACCAATGACAGGTACATCAATGATTTTGTCAAGACCGAAGTCTTTGAGTTGATTATCATCTACGATGAAATCATTTACATCTATTTTCATTTTCTGTTTTCCTTTACTTTAGTTGTTGTTTAAAACTTTGTTAAAAAATTCATCTTTAGTAATACCAAGTCTACCTTTGGTGTTTCTACCCCAAGCATACTCATTCTTCAGTTGTTTGTTAGCCAACACTTTAGTCCAAAACTCAGTAGTTGGATTCTCACAAATAAACTCATAGTTTTTGAGAAATCTATCAACAGCACCTTTTCTGAAAAAGTACATTCTTTCATTTCTGAGATTCAGTGTAGTAGTGCTTAATTTCAAACCAAAATAACCAATCTCAGCTCTAACCATATGGGTAGTGCCGGTTTTTTTATTTACCCAATAAGTGTAGGTATTTTCATTTTTGAATTTTCCGAAGTTCATTGTTTTTCCTTTATTTCTCATATGTAAAGCTACGAAGAATTTTGCTAATATACAAGGATTATTTCTAGTTTTTTTGATCTTTTTTTAGAAATCACCTGGCGCTACCTGAAATGTATTTAGTCCTAAATCTCTCCACATTTTGACAACTTTATCTCTGTCATCTACAACAAGAAATACATCATCAATATCTACAAAAGCATCTAACATTTTTCTTTTCAAAATTTCATCAGGTGCGAATCTCCAATTTGAAACTGCGGGATTACCGGCAGCTACAGGAAAATCATCCTTCTGATATTTGTCTGGTCTCATAACCAATAAGTCGTAAGGTACATCATTCCACTCTAACCATTCTTTTGTCCTATCAAACATTCTATCATTTCTGCCTGAAAATATAACAATCTTAAATCCATCTTGTTTGAACAACTGAGCCATTTTTATTACTGGCTCATTTGGTTCATCGAATGCTATATGGGCTGGATTGAAAAACTCATTCCAATTCATCTTACCATTTTTACCCATTTTGAGTGCATGGTCTCTTCGTCTATCTATGTTAGCCAGAGTACCATCTAAATCGAATATGACTGTATTTTTGTCCATTTGAATTATTCCCTATTTAAAAGGATTAACCATAGTTAAATCTGCTCCAACCCAACCTTTAGATTCAGAGTAAACCATTTTAAACCTACGACCTAAACCACTAACATCCTTAGATACTCTAATGACATCGTAATTTTTGTTCCATTTATCACTGAACATTCTTTTCATAACTTTGGTGATATACCAAGATTTGCTTGTATCGTCAGTAGTGACATGATCTGTAAAACTCATAGTTTTACCATTGACTTTATTTCTCATTAAAAACCTAAATGATTCCATTTTTAATCTCATTGTAATTCCTTTATTTTTCTTACCTAAAGCTACGAAGAATTTTGCTAAGATACAAGGAAAAGATCAAAAAAAGTCAAATTATTTTTGTGGTTTTACTAATAAATTTTCTATTATTTCATTTAGAGCTTTGAATGATGTAACTACGCTTTCAGTACCAGTCGTAAATGCTGGTTCTAAGGGAGCGCCAGATGCTGCTACAGATGACGTAATCGTAGATGTAATAGCAGTAGAAACACTTGTTGCTAATGTTATAGCAGCGTTCACAGATTGTATAGATATTATAAACGGTGGAGTTGTAATGGCAACCGGCGGTAAACCAATAGGCGGTGGTAGTAACATTCGAGCTAACTGAAGATTTACTTCTGTTAAGTTAGCTACCGCTGGGGCAATCTGAGTTGCATAAGCAGGTCCTGATGCTTTGACTGCATTATTATCTGCCACACTAGTTCCACTTTTAGAAGCATCTAATGCTTTTTCGGCTGATTCTAATAGTTTTGTTTTTGCCATTTTTTTCCTAAAGGTTGTGGAGCTGAGGGGAGTCGAACCCCTGTCCAAGTAGTTTTCTTCAATAAGTCATTTACAGCTTAGCTGGTTTCCATCGGTAGAAACCAGCAAACAACCATGTGGATTCCTTTTACTCAGAACATACCCTTTAACTGATATACTTTATACTCGCATATTAGAGTTGGTGTCTAACTCATTTTATGACCGAGTGTTAGACAACTCAGTAACTTATGCAGCGTATGCGTAAGTTGGTTGGTCTTGATTATAAGCAACCATAGGTGAGTAATCATACTCAGCTAAATGCCAATCAATTACCAACCCGTCTAGCGATTCATCGCCAATTAGGTTAGTTGAGTTTTATTTAAGAGTCTACTCAAACTCTGCTGCACTTAATTGTCAAATAACACCTGTCGAAACCATTACAGCCCCAAATTTTTCACTATCATCACTATCACATTTTTTTGTGTGTGTCAAGTATTTTTTTCAATCTTTATCGTCTGCGCCTTTCCACCAATCCTCATCTTCTCTATATTGTTCAAAAACATCATCATC